GCCAGACACCGCCTTGGTAAGCGGTTTTGCCCCTGTGGATCAAGAATCAAGGAAGTCACTTAGTCTTTCCATCGAAAGACTTCGTTTTGACTGCCTGTTTGGTTTAAACCATCCAGGCTCCTTGGTCATTTGTAGTAGTCCAGCAACTATTACCTGTGTATTGGGACCTGTAAAAAGCTTCATTGCTAATACAAAGTTTCCAATTTTATCTGGTTTTTGTAATTCTTCTACATCTTTACATTCGACATAAGTCTTTTGTAATTTGAGATCTTTTCTTATCAGTTGATTACTTTTAAGAATTTTCTCTGTATAAGAACCTAGGTTTGGGAGTGATACTCTCATATCTTCCTCAAACCATTTATCCCATAACTGATAACCATTAACGTCATCTCTAAAGATTGAGAAGACTTTATGTCCCAATTCCGTAAGGATAGGGTGGTCATCAGGAAAAGGAGTTCCACAGACATCTTTATAATAAGAAGGGAAGTCTGAAAGTTTTCTTTCAAATTCTTCCAACTCTTTGACCTTTTGGATATCAAGAAGATTTAGAAATCTATCTTTATCCATTAAATAAATACTTGGTCTTACCCACATTTTATGTGGTAGATTATAGTAATTATAAGGAAGGTTCTGAGCAAAACTCATTGCCTTTTTAACTCTTTTATGAGCTAAATCATTTAGTCTTTTATAAAGACAGGTGTTTGTCTTGAAGTCATAGCCTCTTGAATGTAAGATGTTAATTAACTGAAAGTATGATGCTGGGTCTTTTAGACCCTTTATCATTAGAGAAACAGGGAAACCTGTTATCTCACCTTCTGGTGTAAATAACCTCTTTGCGAATTCGGCATTGCCGTCTTCACTTTGAGTACATTTAGAGATAGAAATTTTAATTCCTAAATTCTGAATAGTTTCAATATACTTAGTATAGAGTTTCTTATCAGATATCAACACGTCATCTCCTAACATAATATATTTTCTATTTATATTTTGGATGTTGTTTTCATGAGCAATAAACTCAAGAACACAATGATGAGTGAATGTTGATGTAGACCATGACGAAAGGAGACCCATTGGGTTTCCTACTTCGTACCTTAAATTCGCAGACCTAGTCTGGAATGTCCGGTTGGTCAAGATCTGGGACCAATTCATAGCTATAGATTTTCCAAACCGCTCTTCCAGGACTGATTGAATCAGTATAATGGGAAAGCGATCTGTCATAGCCGTTAAATCGGCAGAGTAAAGATTTTGACCTAACCTTTTAACAAGGTCAGGAACTAATTCTTGCTTGTATGCGACGGAAGTAATCATCTTGCTTAATGCAATCTGAAAGCTTTCTTCAATAGGCTGTAAAGCCCAATTTGAAATAACGTCGCCCATAGCAACAACTCTCTCTTTTCCAAATTTATCCTTTAAGGATACAATTTTTGAATGAGTTCCAACTTCACCTAAAGGAGTAAAAGACTTTATGTCAATTTTTCCAATGGTGCTAAGCATCGAATCAATGCTTGAGTAAAACTCTTCTTTTAGTATGGTTTTAAGATCATACTGAAAGAGGAACGATGCTCCAAATGGCAATGCCTTTGAAGTATTCGGACCTTTTGAATTTTTAAGTGGAAATTTGTTTCTA